CTAAAAGAGGCATTTGTAGGCTACCTTCTTTTGGGCGGAGGGCCCTCGAACCTCCGACAAAGGAGCGTCCCCACCGTTATCCTGCCTTGCAAGTCCGCGTGGAACGGGACAAACAAAGGCGCTCCCACTGCTGAAGAGCAGCGGGAAGGGATACCTGCAATAGGGAGCCTTAGTCATCTGCCTAGCTAACTTACTAGGTGCACCAGATGACACTCTCTCATCGATTGGTGAGCAAGGAGCCCTCAGTCTAGTCAGCTGAGTAGGGTCAAACACCCGTGAAACGGTGTGTCGTAAGTGGCTGGAACCCATGGACCGATGACCCCCTTGGGGAGTTACCTTTTAACCAAGGGTACCCATAACATTCCCGGGACTGACAGGGTTGAACCACCGTTAGCCAGGAAGGTCTAAGCAAGACCTGATTACTGGCCAGGCATTCGGCTCGTTACCGAGTGTGCGTTTGCCCTCATTACGTAGATTAATCACTACGTAACTAGGGGTCCGCCCTGACAGACGGCAACCCGTAACCTCTTCTTGGATTCTAACTCTCACTTGGTCGTGGGAGGAAGTACCTTGGAGCCCGAGCTCTCCTAGTCAGCCTCGCAAGAGGCCAGAGACAAGGAAGCAAGGGATACATCTATTTGACTAAAAATCGTGGTAAACCACCTATTAATAATCATGAAACAGACATATCGTCTACTCCAAGCTAACAGCGGGCATCCTTTATTCAAGGAGATTCTGTTAACTCAGGCTTCGGGGAAGTACGTAGTAGTGGATCCTACATCTCCTTCTACTGTCCAGTACCTGACTCCTAAGAGTTACCAGGCACTCCAACGAGTATCGATTTCCAACGATGAAGCCCTCGTGGTGCTTATGCATCCCTGGGACATCGTACCTGTGGGACCTGATGGTCGGCCAGCGTCAGGATCCGTAACTCCAACTGACTCTGCACAATCCCCTAAACCTTCCGTACTTGATCCGGCGGTAGCCCCTGCCCGTCTAGTTCCTCTCGATGCTAGACAGGACATCGATGACCAGTTATGGGAGCAGTATATGGAATCTCCTGGGTACTCTGTCGGTAACACCGATCATGAGTCTCCGGGAGTCCCTACTACTTCTGTACCTGGTTCCGATGAACCAGAAGGGTCTCTACGTGCGTTATCAGGGTCCGCAAAACCTTTACGGTTCCAAGGACTTCAGACTTCGCATTTAGAACTCTTCCGGCTAAAGAGTGGGGCCCGTAACTTCTCCATAGGAGGTAATCTACGATTCATACCTCGGAGCGATGTTAACCCTAACTTCTTGGACGCATCCATCCAGTTCTTAGGTCCCGTAATACGCGAGTGGGGGAATACCCTTCACTTACGTATCTTCGGGAAGGTTCCTAATAGTTACTTCCTTAGCGATCTTCTAGCCATAACGGCTTTCCTTCGCCGGTTGGTAACCGAGCATGGGGAGCTTTACATACTAAGGTACTTAAAGGCCTCAGCAGCATATCTCCTAGCTTTCCTTGGAGGATCTCCGTTGAAGGATAACTGGGCTTTCGGGCTCGGTGTCTCTCTACGGGGGGGCCTTCCAACCTGGATTCCCTTGCGGATCCGGTCGGCGCTGCGAGCGGGTCATACTCCTTGGTGGAGATGGACCATGTCCTTTATATATTCATATAAGGGTCTTATGACAGAACCGGGCCTAGCTAAGCTAGGACCGATTAAGTCAGAGCCTTGGAACCCACCTACTGAGCACTATAAGCTGCTTCTTGCAGAACTTCCAGGGTTCAGTAAATGGATTTCCAAGTACTCTCCTTTAGCCGATTTGGCTGCGTTAGCAAAACCAAAAGTCTCGGATAAATCAGTTCCAGATCTAACTGATCTGCATGAAGGTGTAGGAGTTGCCTCCTACCCGACATTAGAACTGATCGCCTCGGGACCAAATGGTTCTCCTTCCGTAGCCTGGGCAGGGATAGACGCCCTTGCATGGACATATCATGGAGAAGGTCCATTAATCAATTACCTTACTATTACAGGTCAGAATTTCTTGACGTTAGCTTACCGGCTAGCGGTCTGCGATTCACTTAAATCGACACTTCCTACCTACGACGAAGTGCCCACTAACCCTAAGGTTACTGGTAGATTAAAGTTTCTAGCAGCCCGTCCAGGTGGTGAATTCCACCTTCGGCAGGTTTCCTCAACGAAATTAGGTCGACTCTGTATTAAACCGGAAGGAGCCGGTAAGAATCGCGTTTTTGCAATTGTAGACTATTGGACGCAATGCGCCCTAAAGCCTTTACATAATGCAATTTTCGCGATTTTAGGCCGACTCCCCACAGATGCTACAATGGATCAAGATGGAGCCTTTGCTGCATATCTCCGTAAATCCGGAGATGTTCAACATTGTTTCGATCTCTCCAATGCAACAGATGTGTTGCCGGTTAAACTACAGATGTCGATCCTGGGATATTTTACATCCCCTCCTTTAGCTATTGCTTGGAAAACTTTATTAGTTAACCGAGAGTATTCTGTACCGAAAGGGACAGACCACCCCGGGAAAACTATTAAGTATACACGCGGTCAGCCAATAGGAGCTCTTTCATCTTGGGCTATACTTGCCCTCACTCATCACTACCTTGTTTATCTTGCTGCATCCCGAGTAGGGAAAGCGGGATTCGAAGGATATGTAATTTGTGGGGATGATATCGCCATTTCTGACCATGCAGTAGCTAAGGCTTACTCTTCCTTATGTTCAGAGATCGGATTGCCTATTTCTCCTACTAAATCAGTTTCATCCTTCATGGATGACTCTGAGAAGGCAGGGGTACTCAAGGGTCCGGTAGTTAATTTCATTTCTCGAACGGTTGCTGGAGGGATTGATATCACTCCGCACTCGCTTAAGGATGAGATTTCCATCCAGACTCTTTGGGGTAGAGCTCAGTCCGTAATCCGAACTCTAACCCGCGGACAAATCTCGACCGGTCCGAACTTCATTTACGAAATGGTTCGTACGGCCCTTTCACGATCCTCGGACGTGGAACGAGTCGGAAAGACTTTTTCGTCAGGAGAAGTATCTGACCAACTGGTCGAATTCCTAACACCTCTACTCTTTCCAACACCACAGCTAGCTGCGGTTCTTGGGACCAAAGTAGGTGACGTATCCTTGTGGATCAACGTTTTATTACGTAGATCGCACACGCTGTCACGCGATGCTAAGTCTCACGACCTGATGACGCTTGAACGGGACCATTTCCCGGTTCGTGCGCTTTTACACGAACTTATCGTGATTATCTGGCGTCGACTGTCCAACATAAACGAGG